ATAAAGAAGAACGAGAGATATATAAAGAATTAAAAGATAAAATGAAAATTAATAGAAATTCTTCTTTTATAAGTAAAAGAAAAGAAATAAATAAATAGTATTTATTTTATACAAATTAATTTTAATAAATATAATTAACAAAATAAATGTATAAATTATATTTATTATTATTTATTATTATAGTTTTTATTATATTTTTTGTTATTTTTAATTTTACTAAAGAACCTTTTAAAAATAAAAATAAAAATGAAAATGAAAATAAACTTAATTATTTATCAATTAATACGTTAATTGATATAACAGAAAAATTAAATATGGTTAAAAATGTTTTAAATGATACTGAAGTTAAATTAAATTATAATATTTCAATATTAAATGAAACTAAAACAACTGGAACGCCTGAATATATGAATAATATAGATACAATAAATGGAAAATTTGTTCGTTTAGAAATGTTTAAAACAGATATAGCAGAGAAAACAAATCAAATTGATAAATTAAAAGATAATATTTATAATAAATTATCAAAAGAATTAATTCAAAATATTGAAGAATTGGCAGAAGTTAATATTAAATATAAAAATATTTATAGAAAGATTTTAGAACTTACTACAACAACTGATTTTAAAAATACAAATAAATTAATTAAAAATGATTTATCAACTCTTGATAATCATTTAATTGAATTAAAAGATATATTAGTTGATATTATAACAAGATTTTTTTAATTATAAACAATTGTTAATAGCATTTAGGACTGAATGATCTTTTTCACTAAGATCTTTAATTTTCTTAATATCACTCTTTAATGTCTTTATATTAACGGGATTATTTAATTCTTCTTCTAATAATTTTAATTTTTCAATATATATTGTTGGTTCCATTATCTTTTTAAGTTTCTTTAATTCTTTAATATCATTCCTAATCGTTTTTTTATCTTTAGTATTTTTTAAAGTATTCTCTAATAACTTTATTTTATCATTGTAATTTTCAGTAACTGGTGGTATTGACATTACATTATGATAAACAGGATATGCAAATTGTCTAATATCATCAGAACGATTAAGATAACTTACAATTCCTGATATATTATTAATATAACTAATAACACCTTCTGTTGTTATTAATCCATTTGTATCACAATATTTTTCTTTAAATACTTCATAATCTTCCGGTAATTGAGAATTAATAGGTAATATAAGATTTAATATTTTATTTAAAGACATAATATCTTCTGTTATTGGAGTTGCTGATAATAATATTAATTTACAAGAATCATTTGTAGATAATGTATAAGAATTATGTAAAGCTTGTTTTAATAATTTTACATTTGGTCGTTCAGTTATTTTAAGGTCATTTGTAAATAATTTATGAACTTCATCAATTATAATTAAAGTATTTTTAAAAGGATCTTCTTTACCATTTATTTTAACTAAATCTTCATAATATTTATTTTTTTTAGCTATTAAATTTGTAAATTGCTTATAAGATAATATTGGAAACCAATTTTTTTTAATTATTTTCAATTGTTCTACTTTATCGGTTTCATCTTCTAAAATACTATTACAAACTTTATCAAACATATTTTTCCAAACATCTTCTTTTAATGTGTGTCGTGTAACCCATATAATAGTGTAATTTTCTTTAGCAAAACTAGCTGATGTAGAAATTGCGGAACAAGTTTTACCAGTTCCAACGGAATGATTTAAGAGGATACCTTTATTAATATTTCTAGGTGTAAAATATGTTTTAACGAAATTTTGTGTAGGTGTTAATATAATTTCTTTATTAGTTTCTTTATTTTCACAAAGATTTTCAATTTTAGTTTTACCCCAAATAAATTTTTTAAAATTACTTTTAATATATAATTGTAAATCTAAATAATTATAAAAAATAGCAGGTGGTTTTAAAATATTTTTAGAATTTAATAAATTAATATTATAATACATATTAATAAATTCAATAACATCATTATAATTCTTAAAATTAATTTTTTTATCTTCAACTAATGTATTTATTTTTTTCATTAATTCTTTACCATTTTTCATTAAATATTGTATTGGTTTCATCCATAATTCATTCGTATTTTTACATAATAAATCATCAGTTGGTAATTTATTACATAACGTATTTTTTGGATATTTATCATTCATAATATGATAATAATTTAATTTAGTATTTATTGCTGCTGCTAATAATAGACCATTATGTGTTGATTGCAATGGTCCATGACATTTTAATTTACATTGTATAGGTTTATCATTGTGATAAATTTTACCATATACACTAACACTTAATTGATTTTTTTTAATAGTATCATTTGTTAATATTTTATCAAATCTTGTTTTTATAGGTTTATTTAGATTCTTAATTAATTCTTTATCAACCGCCGATAATCTTAAAAGAATTTCTAAATCTGAAGATAAATTAATGTTACTTAAATCTATATTTAAATGTTTTAAATATAATTCAAAACTATTCATATCATTCGAATATTCCATATTATATTTATAAACATCTAATTTCCAACCATATTTTGGATCAAATGGTAATCCTGCTTGACCACAAAATCTTAATCCTCTACCCAATACTTGTATTTCTTCTGATTTTGTTACTAATGGTTCTAAAATATGAAAATATCTTACATCATATAGATCTATACCTTCTTTATAACCACTATCAATTACAATAAATCTTATTTTTTCACCATAAATATTATCTGGTCTTTGATTAAAATTTAAAAGTATTTCTTTTTTTAATTTACTTGGAAATGGTTTGCCATAAATTACAGAAGATGTTAAAAGTGCAAAACTATTTTTATTATTTTTAGAAAAATTAAGATTTTTATCATAACATAATTTAAAATCATTTCCAATTAAAACTGCTGAAACCATTTTAGACCCATAAATACCTTGAACATCCGAATAAATAACATGCTTAAACAATTTACCATATTGTTCCAAATCTTTTTTATCAATTTCTTTAATATTTTCCATTAATTTTAATATTCTTGGTGAATATTTATCTAAGTTTTGTGTAATATTTGACTTTTTAAAACCATTTGCATCAAACTTTTGATTTTTTTCTATATAAGACCAAGTTGAAGAATTTCGAATACATTTTGCTTTTTTCATTATTTATAATAAATAAATATTAAAAATGATAAATAATAATATTATTCTTTTTTTTGTAAATAAAATATTAAAAATGATAATATTTATTTATTTTTGTAAATAAATATTAAAACAAAGAATGGATAAAATTAATGGTATAATATATGGTCACGCTTTAGGTGATGCACTTGGATCACCAGTTGAATTCTTTCCATTTGCACATTATACAGGATTTTTAGATTCACCTATTACAAGATATAATAGAGCTTATGGAAAACAAGTAAGTGTTATAGGACAAATTTCAGATGATACTGAATTAGCATTAATACTTTTTAATACTATTAAAAATGGTTATACCAAAGAAAAAGCTGTAATTAATTATATGTTATGGGCAAATAACAAATATGAAAATTGTAAAGGTAATGCACCTTTTATGGGAACAAATACTAGAAATCTATTTGTAGCACCAAAACCAACATACAAATTATATCAAAATCGGTTTAATAAATATTATCCTGATGATATTACTAAAGAAAAATCACAATCAAATGGCTCTTTAATGCGTGCATATCCTCTAGCTTTTATAGAAGATGATAGTATTATAGAAACAGATGTTTATATTACAAATCCTTCAAAATTAGTATATAATGCGGTTTATACATATATTATCGCTATAAGAATGGCAATTCAAAATAAATCTAAAAAAACTATTCAAAATAAAATTAAAAAATTAATTCAATTTGAAGAACTTTCAATAGCATTTGAACAAGCCTGTAAAAATACATTTAGAGATGTTACTATCAATAAAGGTCATATATTACACGCATATTATTGCGCATTTTGGGGATTATTTCAATTTGATAATTATAAAGATGCTATTGATGCTATTATTTGTCTTGGACCAATTGAAGGAGAACCCGCAAAAATAGCTATTAAAAGTAAATGGAAAAAAAACGAAATTATTGTTGGTGATACAGATACAAATGCTAGTATTGCAGGAGCACTATTAGGCGCTTTTTATGGTTATAAGAAAATTACAGAAAATGAAATAACTAAAAAAAATATGGAAATTATTATGAATTGTGATTCAACAGAAGGTGATATTATTAGACCACCTATTTATAAATTACCAAATATAAACAGTAGCAATTAATTAATATAAAATGTTAGCTATTTGGATAAATGTAGATGAATGTATTAGACGTAGAGATTTAATGAAAGAACAATTTAAAAATATTGATTTTATTACTAAAAATATACGTATTTCTGCAATTACACCTGATGATATTAATGAATATGTTCATGATCTTGATCTTCCATATAAATGTGATCCTTCAGAATTATATTTTAAAAATTGTAAAAATTGCAAAGTTGAACATTGTACGTTAATTAGCCATATGCTAGCAATAGAAGAAGGTTATAAATCAAATGAAGATTGGTTTATAATATTTGAAGATGATACAATTATACCACACGAAATTAATGTTCAAACTTTATTAAAATCAATTCCAGATAATGCTGAAGTTTTACAATTACATTGTTGTATGGGACCAACTGTAGAAAAACTTTATAATGTATATAATCAAGGTGTAAATTGGATTCAATGGAAAATGATTATACCATCTGCATCCGGTTATATTGTATCAAGAAAAGGTGCCGAAAAAATGTTAAATCTTTATAAAAAAGATAATAAATTTTGTTTTAAAAACAGTAAATCTTGTAGACTTGCAGATGTAATGACATATGAAACTTGTAAAACATATGTTCATACTTTTCCTGTTTTTTATTCAAATACAACTTATGGATCTTTAATACATCCTGATCATTTACAAAGTCACGAATATGCAAATAATATTATAAAAAAAATAATAAATCAGACAGATTCACATTTATTTTTAACTAAAAAGTTATTATAAAGTTTTTGTTATCTTAAATATATTTATAATTTTACAAAAAGTTATTATAAAGTTTTTTGTTATCTTAAATATTTATAATTCTACAAAAAGTTATTATAAAGTTTTTTGTTAAGTTATAATGATCTTATTTATAATTCTACAAAATGTTATTATAAAGTTTTTTGTTATCTTAAATATTTATAATTCTACAAAAAGTTATTATAAAGTTTTTTGTTAAGTTATAATGATCTTATTTTTTAAATTAACGTTATTAAATAATAACTTTATTTCTTTATATACTTTTATTCGCTATTTTATATCAAAAAAAATATAATTTACAATAAATGGAAGATAAACTAGATAAAAAAACTATTATTATAAATGGCAGTAGTATTTCAGATATTACTGTTAATATTGAACCTATTAAAAATGTATGTAGTATTAAATTAATTGACATTTATGCTACACGAGATACTTCTACTGATTTAGATAAAATATATTTATGTATAAATGATTATGGATTAAAAACATTATATGATAATAATAATTATAAATCTGGTATTAATGTATTTAATAATATTATATTTTATCCTTCATTTACTAAAAATGAATTAAATGGAACTGGAATTGTATCCGATTTTAATTTAGATACACAAAATTATGTATTTAACCCTATTCAAGGTGAATTAAATAGATTAAATATATCTTTTAAAAAATATAATAATACAGAGGTATTAACTGATTATACATTAAAAGATTTTTCTTTAGAATTATGTATTTATTCTAAAAGAATGAAATTAACTATGTTTTAATTTTTTTTTAACCAAATAATAATATAAGAATGCCTTATGGATTAGCAACAATATGGAATATTACAAGCAAATACATATATAACAATCAAGATAAAAATATTGGTATAGGAACAACTACACCAATATGCGCATTAGATGTATATTGTAATATTGCTGAAAAAGGGATCAAATTAGAAGATAAATATGAATTAAAACCTGAAAATAATAAAAAATATGATCTTGTTGTTCGTGAAAATATTAATGTCGATCATAATGATCTAATTATTTGGTATAATTTTAATAAAGAAGATTTTACAAATAATCTTACTAGTAATACTTATGAATCACAAATAAAATATGGAAAGTTAATTACACAAGGAATAACAAGTAATTTACAAAAAGAATATTATATAGGAACCGGATCTGCTGAAATCAATGAAAACCTTTATTATAAAATTGAAATGGACAATAATCAATTTAATACACAACAATATACTTTTTGTTTTTGGTTGTTTTTAAATGAAGAATGTGGTAATGATAAATATATTTTAAATTTACAAGATAAAAGTGGTGATGAAGAAATTGATATATTTTATTTTAAATATGAAATTGATAAATTAATAATTTATAAAGACACTGATAATAATATTGAATATACTTATACTTTAAATAAAAATAAATGGTATCATATTAGTATTATAATCAATGACGCAGGAACAGATAAACTAATTATTTTAATTAATGGTATTAAAATTAATTCTTTTAAAAATACTATTTCTACTTTATTAAGAAAATCAAATTCCCGAGAAGGAAGTGCAAATATATATATTGGTTATACTACAGGTTTAACAATTAATGGATATATTGATGATTTTCGTATCTATAAAATAAATTTAGATATACAATATATACAACAATATATAATTGGAAATATTACTAATATAACTCCAGGAAATATTAGTGCAAATGGTAATTATGGTATTGACATTGTAAATTATTCTAGTAATATTAATATTGGAACATCAAATATACCTACTAATTTAAGAATATATGGTAATCTAAAAGTTGATGGATATTTAAATATTGCAGAAATTGCTATCGATACGTCAAGATTTACTACATTAAATGTAGATGATACTCTAACAGTTACTAATAATGTTGATATTTATAATGATCTTATAGTTAATAAAACAATTACAGAAAATAAAAGAACACTTGCACAAAAATACGCATCAATTAGTCAAATTGATAAAAATACAGATGTAATTATTTCTAAAATGATTGATACCCAAGATGTAAAAACATTATATGATAATATGCCTTATTTTTTTAGAAGTAATTTAATTTTAGCATATGATTTTGATTATAATATTAATGATATAAATAATAATATTACTTTTTTTAAAAATAATGTATTACAATTAAACACTAATACTAATGAACTTTATTCCAGTTTTAGTGAATATACTCTTGTTCCAAATATAGTTAAACAAAATTCTATAGATTATTATGGAACTAAATATGTAAAAGGTAATAGTTCTTTAAATTGTGGTAGTAATATATTTTATTCCGGTGATATTGATTATTATAGTTTTAATACACAGGAAAATTATTCATTTACACAAGCAGAAAGTTATACTATAATTTTCTGGATAAGATTCAATGAAATTAATAGAAAACAATTTATCTTTAATTTTAATAACTCTGTTGATTCTGAAATTTCTAATTATAATATTTATATATTTTTAGATAATAACAATTACTTAAATATTACTATTAATAATATTAATAATATTATTACAAGAGTAAAATTTAAAAAAGATGAATGGTATCATATAGTTTTAATCCTTAAAAATGATACTGCACTTTATAAAATTCCTATAAGTGATTTTGAAGATTCAAACTCTTCAAATGAATTAATACATTCTTTTGAAAATCTTAATTATACTAATAGTGAAATTCCAGGTAGTACTAGATTTAATTTTACAACAGATGACAAAATAGCTACTATTTTTACATATTTAAATGGTATTGAAATAAACAGATATGATTATGAAACTAATGTTACTATATTTAAGAATTCAATAGTTACTAGCAATTTTTTTGGTGTTTATGATCACACTACAACTACTGATTATTTAAATGGATATATTGATGACTTTAAAATGTATCAAACAGTTGTTCCTATTAACTTTATTAACAAAAATATTATTGGTGATGCTTTAATAATTAAACCTGGATTATTATCAGCAATTGGTAATTATGGTATTAATATTAAAAACTTTGAAAATACTGTTTCTGTTGGTGATGAAAATAATGATGTTGATCTTCACATTTATGGTTTATTAAAAATAGAAGAAACAAAATTATCAATATCAAATTGTGATATTGATGTTATAAATGATATATTAACAACATCAAATTTTAAGATCTTAGAAACATTAGAAACATCTAATATAGATGTTAGTAATATTGTAATTGATAATTTAATATCAGGTCCTAATTTTCATTTAGGAACTTCTAATTTTATTAATGATATTGAAATTATTACAATTCATAATTCTAATTTAAATTCTTGTAATATTATCGCTGATACTATAACCGTTAATAATGAATTAATACTTAAAAGTGCTATATTATCCAATATTACTATTGTTGGTATTAATATTGATGACACATTTTCAATTAATAATAACGATATAATAATACGTAGTAATCTAACAATTGGTGATAATAATTATAATGATCATAGATATGATTTAGGAATATTAGAATCAACTGTAAGATCAAGAATTAACTCTTTAGATTCTAATTTTATTAAGTATTTTGATATTCATTCAACATACTTTCCTACAATTACATCTACAGATGATATTCAAGTATTTGATAAATCTATAATATTTTATGGTAATACAGGAACTACAAATTACGATATTTACTTTAAAAATAATTATATTCGTGATGAAAATTGCAATATTAAAGATGAAATTAATAAATCTTATTTTGAAGGTGTAGATCGCAATAAAACACGAATTAAATTAGATGTAGGTAATATTAAATTACAAAATGGTTTTATTGAATTAATACATCAAGATATTTTGACAAATGTTCCTATTTCAACTTTAAAAATACAAGAAAATCAAATTAGTATAACTAGTAATAATAATATAACTATCTTAAATGATTCTTTATTGTTAAGTAATAATGAACATCATTGTTTATTAACAAATAGTAATTTTATGTTTGATAATGGTAATGGTTTTATAGATAATGAAACACTCAAAATTAAAACTATTCAAATTGAAGATGAAATTAAAATTAATACAATTAATACTAATAATTTTAATTCAGATATAATAAGTATTGATACTTCAAATACTATATTAGGTAAAATACGCGGACATTTATGTAGTAATAGTATTATTGATATTACTGATGAAATTAAAACAACCAGTAATATTCAAGCAAGTAATATTCAAGCAAGTAATATTACAATTACTGATAATTTAAATGTTTCTAATATTATTTGTGGTTATGAAATTAGTTTTGAAACAGAAGATTCCACAACTACCAGTAATACAATAATACAAAAAGATCGTATTAATGTTAATAATTTACATATTTATGGAGGTATCACATTAGGTCAAGAATCTGGAACAACTGATAATAATATTAATGGTAGCTTTGGAACATTAAGTATTAAAACTATTGAAACAACAAATAGCTGTAACAATACTTTTAGTATAGATACATTATCAAATACTTATCTCGGTAAAATACGTGGATTTTTATCAAGTAATAGTGAAATAAATATTGATCGTGAAATTAAAACTTCAAGTAATATATATTCTTTAAATCAATTCACTAGCAATACATTATATACTTCCAATATCCAAGGTATCAATCAAGAACTTTGTAGTATCACAGGTAAATTACAAAATAATAGTATTATAGATATTAATTGTAATATTACCACCACACAAGATATTTATTCTACTAATCAATTTACTAGTAATACATTATATACTTCCAATATTCAAAGTATCAATCAAGATCTTTGTAGTATCACTGGTATATTACAAAATAATAGTATTATAAATATCACTGGATCAATACAAACTTCAAGTAATATTATAACAAGTAATATTACAATTACTGATACTTTAGATTCCTCTAATATTATTACTAGTAATATTATATCTGATAATATTACTAGCACTTATTTAACAGCAAATAATACATTATATGCTTCCAATATCCAAGGTATCAATCAAGAACTTTGTAGTATCACAGGTAAATTACAAAATAATAGTATTATAGATATTAATTGTAATATTACCACCACACAAGATATTTATTCTACTAATCAATTTACTAGTAATACATTATATACTTCCAATATTCAAAGTATCAATCAAGATCTTTGTAGTATCACTGGTATATTACAAAATAATAGTATTATAAATATCACTGGACCAATACAAACTTCAAGTAATATTATAACAAGTAATATTACAATTACTGATACTTTAGATTCCTCTAATATTATTACTAGTAATATTATATCTGATAATATTATTAGCACTTATTTAACAGCAAATAATACATTATATGCTTCCAATATTCAAAGTATCAATCAAGATCTTTGTAGTATCACTGGTATATTACAAAATAATAGTATTATAAATATCACTGGACCAATACAAACTTCAAGTAATATTATAACAAGTAATATTACAATTACTGATACTTTAGAGTCCTCTAATATTACTGTCAGTAATATTACAATATCCGATACTGTTGTTGGCACTTATTTAACAGCAAATAATACATTATATGCTTCCAATATTCAAAGTATCAATCAAGATCTTTGTAGTATCACTGGTATATTACAAAATAATAGTATTATAGATATTAATTGTAATATTACCACCACACAAGATATTTATTCTACTAATCAATTTACTAGTAATACATTATATGCTTTCAATATTCAAGGTATCAATCAAAATCTTTGTAGTATCACTGGTATATTACAAAATAATAGTATTATAGATATTACTGGTCTAATAAAAACTTCAAGCAATATTGAAGCTAGTAATAGTACAATCACTGATACTTTAGATGTTAATAATATCATTAATTCATCCACAGATAATTATTTTATTATATCTTACAATAGTGGTATCTTTGTTAATAAAATTAAAACTAATAATACTGATATTGATTATAGTATAGATACTTTATCAGAAAATCATTTAGGTAAAATACGTGCTAAATTAGCAGATAATAGTATTATAGATATTAATTGCAATATTACTACCACGGGTGATATTAAAGCAAATAATATTATTATTAATAATTCTTTAAATGTTACTAATATTGCAAATAGTGATGGTATTACTTTTAATAATGATATTAATGCAGTAGATCAAACTATTACTTGCAAAAATTTAAATTGTACTAATATTATTAATGATATTACAGTTAAAAGAGATAACAAAATTATTATAATAGATTCTTCTATTACTAGTAGCGATCAAACTGGTATTCTAATTGAAAGTAATTGTATTATAACTTATGATACTAATGCACCCAATTATAATAAATATATTAAAATCAATAAAACTAATTTAATTATAAAAGGTGGTGAAAATACACAAGAATCAAGCGTTATTTATTATGATGATGATAATAATGAAATTAATGTTAAATGTGATAAATTAGATGTTGGACAATTTAATATCGGTGATGGTTCAATGTTTTCTTTTCCATATATTATAAATTATGCTAAATATGAAGGAGACACACTTAATATACCTAATATATATATTGGTAATTATACAAATGATGATAATATAATAACTAAAAAAAAAGATGTATTATATATTGATACACCAGGAGATACAAGATTAAATACTGGTAATCTTTTAGTTAGAGGACTTTTAGAAATAAGTCCAGATTCTAAAGAATCTAGAGATATTAATTCATTGAAAATTTATACAGGAGATTTTATAGATAACTTAGGCGAATTCAAGTCTGCACCTTTTACAAGATTCACTGGACAAGATAATATAACTATTTTATCTTTTTCTTTAGATACACGTAGTATAGGTATAAATGTTGATCCAATCACTAGTGATAATAATATTAAATTATTTGTTGATGGTGGCATTCAAACAACAGGTGATATTATTGCTTTTAAGAGTATATCAGATAAAAGATTCAAAACAAATATTATTTCATTTGATAATAATGATATTGATATTGTTAATAAATTAAATCCCGTTAGATTCATATGGAAAAATAATTTATTTAATTCTAATATGGCAAATAAACACGATATTGGATTTATAGCACAAGAAGTTAAAGAAGTAATTCCTGAAGCAGTATCAATGTGTAAAATTGAAATGAATGATATAGATTATCATTATATCAATTATGAAAGAATAATTCCGTATTTAGTTAATAACATTAAATATTTGAATAATAAAATAGTAGAACTAGAAAATAAATTAAATGGTATTTAATAAATTTATTTTAGGCAGTAAATTAGAATCTAATATTAAAAATAATAGTGATTCATATTTAGATATTAAAAATAATAATTTATACGTCGTATCATCACATTTAAATAATAATAATATTCAAATATATAATCTTAATAATTATAATTTAATTAATAATCAATGTAATATACCTATTATGTGTAATATATCATTACCAAATAATAATGAATATTTTATTATTAAAGATAATTACGATTATGAAAAATATAGTCCATCTGATAATTTTGAAATGTATTCAACAAATCTTGACCATTACATTTGTATTAATAAAACTAATTTTTCTTGTAATTTATGTAATTTAGCTTCTATCGAACAAAATGATACTACATCAAATTATAATAGTGGATTTTATTTTAATAATACAACATATTTAATTCACGATACTGGTAATTATATTCAAAAAATAGTAGATAATACGTTAGTTCAAACTGATTTTAGTATTTACACTAATAATATTATTGAAAAAAATCAAAATAATTATGTCATCAGCATAATTAACAATAATATATTATATTTGATAATATCACATAAAAATATTATACTTAAAATTAATATTAATATAGTAAATGATAGTTTAGAATTTGATAAATTACTAGAATTTAAAAATGATGCATCACAATATAAATTTAAAAACATAATTTATAGTAAAATTACAAATAAATTTTATTTTATTCCATATAATATTTCACAATTTGGTATATTTGATATTGAAACAGATGAATTTAAATATATTACATTAATGCATGAAAATAAAATACTTTTACAAAAAAGTAGGATTCAAAATTTCTTTATTGCTGCTATTGAAAAACACGGATATATTTATATGATTCCTCAATCATATAATTTTATTTTAGTATTTAATATATTTACAGAGTCTTTATATAATATTATTGATATTTCTAGATTTAATAATAAATTTAATGAATTATATAAATTTGCTAATGCACATTTATATTTTAATAATAATGATAAAAAATATATAATTATTGCTATTCCAAATAAAACTGATAATCTTGGTATTATTACTTATGATTTAACTGATGGAGCTATTTTAGAATCTGATCCTAATTTTGATATAATTTCAAAACAATTATTTACTAATAATGATTTTGGTAAATATATATTAACTGAACCATTTGATATTAGTTCAGGTGATATATTTATTGATTCAAAATACATACGTGGCAATACTTTATTTAATATATATAGCACTGACGACAAAACATCTAATATATTTGATTTTCGTGTAAAAACAAATATTACTATAATTCCAAATGATAAATTAATAGCTTTATATGATTTTGAACAAAATATCACTAATTCTACTTCATTTAATAATACTGATATTACACATAGCGGAACTTTAAATTATGAACTTATTACAGGTGATAAATATTTTTTAAGTAATGCAATAAAATTAACTGAAAACACATTAACAATTAATCCAGAAATTAAAACTAATTTTACAAATCAAATTGCTATTGCTTTTTTTACATCAAATCTTAGTAATAATGGAACAATATTT